TCACACACCTTCGCACACGCCTCACGCTCGGCAGCAGCCATAGCCTTACCGTACTCAATCAAGTCTGCGCTGAATTTGGCTTGCTCGACAGCAGCGACAAGTTCGGCGAAGCGTTCAATTGCTTCAAGACCGACAATGCTGTCACCCATAGTCCCGTCTGCATCCGGCCCCCCTGCAAAGCCGGGGTCAGCCTCCCGCGCCATGCGGATGATGTCCTCGCGTGTCATGCTTGCCCCCCGTGTTTGGCGATGGCCGCAATGCCCTGCTGATATGCCTTGCTGCCGTATGGCAGGTCGTAACCACGGAACTCCGCACACATACTTTTCACCGCCTCCAGCAGTTCCTGATTGAGCGCGTACAGTCGCTTGCGCTCTTGCTCTAGTTCATCTGCATAACGCCAGCCTTCACGCTCGGATTGATGCAGCCTTCTCAGTTCGGCGGCGGCTGCAAGGTCGTCCGGGAAAGAACGGAACAGATCAAGATGATTAGCCAATCGCAGGGCTTCGGGTTGTGTGGTCATTTATTCCTCTTTAGTGAATGTTCAGAACAGGTCAATTTATATCCATCAGGTGTAGGTGTTCCGCAATTAGCCTGTTTTTCACACCCAGGCTCAATACATGCAGATACAAGAGTATTTACTTCTCTACAATCTGGACAAGCATATAATAGAAATCCTTCATTGAAAGGATCGGGTGCAGTTAGTACCTCTTCATTGTAACCGCACCATCCACATCGCCAATCTTCACATACCCATTTATTCATTTAATTTCCTTTCAGCATACCTTTTAAGCGAAGATACTCTTCATCTTCTAAATCTCTCAGACCAATACACTGCTTATTAATTTGTTTAGTTGTAGCTTTATTATTCAATCTAATTAAGCCACATCTACCACAGTATACAAATAAACCTTTAGCATTTAGGTTTTTGTTGAAGTTATGCCCTTGCATCGTTTAAATCTTCTTTGATCAAGTTACGGGCATGAGCATAATAATTGTGATGGTGTTTAACTGTTTCGTGCAATGCATCGAGCAAGCTATAAACTTCATCTAGAGTTTGTTCACGTACAAGCTTTTTAAACTTTTCAAGTTCATTATCATAGTTAGTAGACCAATCCAATGGCATATCTGGATTTTCTTTCTTCATATAAAAGATAAATCCAGCTTTTCTTGCTAGCTTCTTAGTATCTTTATTCATTTCTATCTGATCCTTTATCGTAACAATTCAAACAGACAGCATCATACTTTGGTCCACCAGTAGATGAAATAACTGCTTCACAATACTTACAAAGTACAAATGCTTGTGTAACAATATATCCCGGCTTTGATTTATAAAGTTTATAGAAGCCTTCTTCGCGCTCTATATAACCTATATGATTATCGTTCATGATATCCTTTACCTATGCCAATGTAAATACCAAACTTGATCAAATCAATTTGAATCGACCAAGTATGCTCAGTATTGTGACCAATAAAAATACCAAGGGAAACATACGATTCCGTAAACCACTTAAGTCTAAATTTATCTCCAGCACCCATGTCATTCTCCTTAGTATATGTATTCAAGAAATTTTCTGCGCTGTTGATCGCTTGCCGCCAACCATACTTCTTTCGTATGATACTCTTTAATTGCTTCCACAGCAAACTTCCAAATATCAGGAAGTTGTTGTGCAAAACTTGTAGGGTTACTATACATCAAGTCTACAAGTCCTGCGTTCATCCGCATGAGCTTTTTCTTACCAATATAGTACGGTGTCTTAATTTTACAACATTCATCAAAGTTACCGACAGGGTAAACCATGAAGCCTTCACCCCTATCGATTTTTGCAATATTAATAATTTCTGAAAGTGTACCATAGATTACATCACCATAAGGATGAAATTCACCTGAAGCTTTATGTCGATATCCAAGCAAATGCAATCCGTCTTCTTCTTTTACAATATGTGGATCATGATCTGCTACGATTTCAAATAAAGTAGAAAAGTCATCCAGCAATTGAAGCCTATACATGTTTTCTTCAATTAATTTCTTAGCATATTTAGCATAATCAGAAGTCGTAGTACCAGTTGTAGATACAACAATTTCACCATTATGGAAGGTAGCACACGCCATAAAACCATTAATCTTTTTAAAAGCAACAACATTTGTATCCAGTCGTTTTTCTTTCCACCAACCTCTTTCAAGATAGTTGAAAGTTTTTCTCGGCGCTGCTTGAACCAGTTGCTTAGTTTCATTATCATATACATGCCCTCTGCATTCCATTAACTCTGGTATACTATGCCATAGATAATCATACATAGCCTTTCTAGCATATTTAAAGGTACTGTATTTACCATCATTTTTCATAATGGCTAGGCTTCGATTCATCAAACTAATTTGTTGATCATAAGTATTGAGCATATATTCCTTACAGTTTTACACTAAATTTAGCTTTCATTTTTTCTACAGTTTCATTTGGTACAGAATGAATACTTGAATTACCATGACGGTTTTCTACAATGATACTTACAAACTCAGCGCCGCATTCTAGTGCCATAATTTCATATGTACCAACTTCCCATTCAGTACATGAAGTATTAGATACAGCTACGTTGTATCCGGCAGCAAGAGCTTTTCTAGTTTCTATCTGACACCATTCATGTGCTTTCTTTAATTCAGCAGGATTAAACTTATATTCTTCCCCTTGACTAAAATACATATCGGCTTCAAAGTTCCAGTCAATTAACCCTGCGTAAAAAAGCTTTTTAGCAAAAGTAGATTTACCAGCACCGGGAACACCGCGAATCAAGTATAAGATATTCATTAGTTTAACTCAGCTTTAATATTTACATCATCGAAGTTGTAAAACAAAACAGTATCTTTGGGCATAACATTATTCAGATCATATGAAAATTCAATAGGACCAATTCCGTCAATAAATTTGTAATCCCCGGCTCCTATACGTGCCATACAAAATCGAATGATATCACCCATATCAGCTTCAAACATATACTTATTGAAATCATCAATCAGTTCATTCCAATTGATATTTTCATTAAATCGGATATTTACTTGCTTTTCGATTTTTACTGTACCAGAATGTTTCATTTTATCCCTTCAAATTTATCTACTTGAATGTTGCAGTTTTTAAGCAATTCGATACCGTCTAGATTTCTATAATCTTCTAAGTATACTACACGTTTTACACCTGCCTGGATCAACATTGCACTGCACTGCACACATGGACTTAGTGTAACATAAACTGTAGAGTTTACGCAGCTTACTCCTTCTCTGGCAGCTTTCATGATACAATTAAGTTCTGCGTGAATGACTTCAGCCTTGGTAACAAGGGTTGGACTTAAGTGCTGCGGAATACTGGTAGGTATCAGTATTTCACAGTCATTGGGACGACCTATGGGAGTTCCATTGAAGCCAGTAAGGGTTACGCCTTGACTAGTAACTAAAACCGCTCCAACCTTAGCTCTGGTGGCTTTAGATAGCTTTGCATGTAGTAAGGCAGTACCCATGTACGTAGAATCTAAGTCATGTTGATTAGCCATGTACAGCGATAACCTTGTGTTTCTTAACAATAAGAGATTCTTTTAATTTATTAGCTTCTTCTAAACTAGACATCAATGCATATTTTGAAACATGTTCGTGTAGTAACCACCAATGGTTTGTATCAGTATCGAGATATCTGAAACCAATACTGGTTAATTTACGTACTGCAAATTTTCCATTGCTAAACTCTACAACATGAGGTTTGAAAATATTATACAATTTCATATTCTTTAATTCCTTCTTCATGAGTGTACTTTACATATTTAACACCGAAAGATTTAAGCATCTGTTGGCATGTGCGACATGGTGCGGCATTGGCCATATCTCCGCTTGTATGAAAACGCTGCACTAAAATACTATGGATATCTTTTCGTCCAGAAGCAAGCACTGCATTGAATTCAGCATGGCGATAAATTTTCTGATCAGATTCACCAGCTTTTATTGCAAACTCTTGCATCAGAGGATGTGAACGATGGTATTCATTCGTACCAGTACCAATAACTCTTCCCTTGCGGTCAAAGCATGTAGCTACAATTGTGTAACGCTTTCTCGTTGCCATTTAACGCATCTTTTTAAGTTTGTGTTGAATTTTTGCTAGCTTTTTAAATTCTTCTTTAGACTTCCGATAGCTATTTTTCCATTTGTTCATTTGCTTGAAGGTTTCTTTTGTAGTTTCATCTTCTGGGTCGCAAAGCATCCAGTGATTTTGAATGATCTGAGCTAAGTCTTTACGCACACCGTCATGCCATGTGTGAGCCTTAGCCAGCACACTAGTCAAGAATTGAATTTCTGACTTACTTAGAACAGTGTTACGCTCAATGCGGTCAAGCTTTGTTTTGAGTAGGACTGCTGTTTGAGGACTCCTGGAAGCATGAGCCGCCTCGCATCGCTCCCACACAATTTCAGCAAGACACCGATCTACTTCAGTGTCAAGACCCAGGCGATTGACTGTAGATTCGAACTCTTTTTTTAGTAGCATCATATGTTCCTTTCGGTAAAAATTTAAGAGGAAGACAGTGTAGCATCAAAAGGAACGCAATGCAAGAGTCTCCCTTAAAAATTTTTTCATCCAGGGGCTTGACAAGAGTTCAAAAAGCTGTACAATCCGTTCAGCGGGGCAGCGGGGGGGCAACGCGGAGGGACAAGCGACGGATGACAAACTCGGGAATTAAAATCTGAGAATTATATTATTTATTAATATAATTTATAATTTAAGTTAATTATGAAAGGAATAACTTATATGCTTAAAACCGAAGATAAACCTGTAGTTTATTTCGACAGTTATCCAGAATTTTGGATGTGGAATGAAGAAAATGAAGTAGCTTCATTGCATCTTGTGTATAATCATCCTCATCTTGGTTACACATACAATGTCAGAACTTCAACTGTACTTAAGAAGTTTGAAGATGGTAGCTTTGAAACTCGCAATACGATGTACAAGCCAGTAACGGAAGGAATCAAAAATGCAGCAATCCACGAATACCTTTGCAAAAACCAAAGAGAAAAATTGTAAAATTTCTTGGCAAGAAGTCAAGAAAGATGGTACATTTCAGGACAAGTCATTCATGTGTAGTCATCCCGATGCAATGTGGCATGTAATTCAAATGCGAAAGAGTCCCAGCGTAATCGTCAATATTAAAGTTCAAAAATAATGCAAACAAATCAAACAATTATTCGCAATGCTATTTTGACACCAGATGGTACTTATCTTAGAAGTTATCACAGGCATGACTATAAATCTCATAAAGATGAAGTTACTAAAGAAACTTATATTGTAGATGGTGGTAATTCATATATTAGAAGGTCAATTAACATAGTACCACCTGAAGATTTGACAGTAACTTTAGACGATCCGTTTGATCTTGTACGTTGTGCTTTCGTGTGGAAATCATACGGTATAAACGCAGAATATCCTTTGGGTATTTATATTGCTTTATGTGACATGGAAGATGATCACATTGCAAATATTCTAAGGACACAGAATCAAATCAAAGATACTTATGTAGAAGAACTCTTTAAAAAGGAGTTAATCTATAGAAAACTACCAAAGGAAAAAGATTATGAGTGATGTAGAAATTTTTTGGAATAATATCTCAAACAGATTTGGTGATGGTAGGTCGTGGCATCAGCTTGATCCAATGCAGCAAATGCAAATTGTACAAGCCATCAATATGATATTTTCAGTACTAAGATAGGAGTAACTATGTTTTTAGCAATTATTTTTGTTTGCTTTTCTGCTGGTGAATGCACATTCTTAGCTTCACCTGTAGTAAAATCACCAACCCTATGCGTTGCCTTACTAAGGGAACAACAACTATTTTTAGAAGCAAATAAAGATAAGTTGCTAGGATTTACTGGTGCATGTATTGAACTTGAAGATAATAAAGGTGAAATTTAATGACTCCTTATGACGATCCATTTAAAGATAATGAACCCGATTATGTGTTTCATGATCTAATGTTTATCGGTACTTGTAGAAGTTTTCCAGAACAGTACGATGTAGTTTATAGGGGTTTAGATGGAGAGTTATATCAGGTTGGTTATGTTAGACTGAGAGGTGGTAAGCTATCATGCTCTTATCCGGATGTAGGTCATCCAATTATTTATACATTTAATTATGATGAATTAATTGGTGAATTTCCAAATGAATGCGAAAGAACCTACTATCTGAATGAAATTGCAATCAAAATCAAAGAAACACTGGAGGGTATTTCACATGGCTATTCCTGAAGGCTTTAAACCACTACTTGCAATCGAGCATACTAAAGTTAAGGTACAAAAGTTTCCTTATTATCTATCCGAAAAACTAGACGGTATTCGCTGCATTGTATTTGGTGGTATAGGATATTCGCGTAGTCTAAAATTTATTCCAAATAAATTTATTCAAGAGTATTTTGCTAAATACGCAGATATTCTAGAAGGTTTTGATGGTGAACTTATTGTTGGTCATAAGAATGCGCCAGATGTATTTAATAAAAGTACCAGCGGGGTAATGCGTGAAACTGAAGAACCTAATTTTACTTTTTGGGTTTTTGATAAATATTATCCTGCTGACTATACCAGTCGTATTGGTAAAATTCCAAATGAACTACCACATCGTGTAAAGTTTCTACCTCAATACTATGTAGAGAATCAGGAGGAAGTTAATAAGCTAGAGGGTCAATTTCTAGCGCAAGGTGCAGAAGGCGTAATGCTGCGCGATCCTCATAGTGCTTATAAGTTTGGAAGGTCTGGTACTAAAAATCCAGAACTACAAAAAGTAAAGCGGTTTGTTGATAATGAATTTGAAATCATCGGTTATGAACCAAAGTATCATAATGCGAATGAAGCTAAGATTAATGAACTAGGTAGAACTGAGCGCAGTACTGCTAAAGCTGGTATGGTTGCACTTGACACTATGGGAGCATTGATCCTTCAAACAGAAAAAGGTCTAGTTTTTACTTGCGGAAGTGGCTTTACAGATGAACTTCGTGATACACTATGGTTTCAGAGAGGTGAACTAAAAGGAAAGCTAGCAAAGATCAAATACTTTGAAGTTGGCAATGGCTACAGCGTTCCACGGTTCCCTGTATTTATCGGTATTCGTTCAGAAGGAGATATGTAATGTCAGATCGTAAGATGGCTACTATTCGTAAAATCGACGCAATTGATCCTATTGAAGGTGCAGATGCAATCGAAGTTGCAACTGTAGGTGGTTGGAAAGTTGTAGTTAAAAAAGGAGAATATGCAGTCGGTGATTTGGTCGTGTATTTAGAAATCGATAGCTGGGTTCCGCATGAACTAGCCCCATTTCTAACTTCCGCTGGCAAAGAACCAAGGGAATACAATGGTGTTAAAGGTGAGCGTCTGCGTACAGTAAAATTACGTGGTCAAATCTCACAAGGTCTGTTATTGCCTATTCCAGAAGATACTATCAAAGGTGCTGGTATTGCAATTAAAGATGGTTTAGATTTGACAGATCATCTTTTTATTCAGAAATGGGAGCGTCCAGTAGCAGCGCAATTGGCAGGACAAATCCGAGGCAATTTCCCATCGCTAGTACCTAAAACCGATCAGGAACGTATCCAGAATCTTTCTAAAGAGTTTGATTATCTCATGCGAGATAGTTGGTCTATTACTGAAAAGCTTGACGGATCATCTTGCACTTTTTATCTCGATGATGAGAATGAGTTCCATGTGTGTTCTCGAAATCTTGATCTGAAAGAAGATGAGAATAATTCCTATTGGAAAGTTGCCAGGAAGTTTGATATTGAAGGTTTAATGCGACGAAACAGTATGAAAGGAATGGCAATCCAAGGTGAAATGATCGGTGAAGGAATTCAGGGTAACCAGTACAAGGTTGGGCTTGACTTCTACGTCTACGACATGTACAATGTCCATACAGGGCAGTACATCTTGCCTGTACAGCTTAAAGCAGCTTGTGAGCGTCTAGGACTCAAGCACGTACCCATCCTTGGGGAAGGTATCAGTTTAGTCGGTAGCAGCATCCAGAGCCTTCTGGAAGAAGCTCAGGGCAAGTCTCAACTTAATGGCTCTGAACGCGAAGGAATCGTTTTCAAGTCAGAGACTTTTCACGATAGTAGCTTTAAAGTTATTTCAAATAAATGGTTGCTCAAAAATGAGTGAAGTAATCGAACCTTGAATAAGGAGTAAAATGGCGAATTTCATTCGGCATACTAATTGTGATCAGTGTGGTAGCAGTGACGGAAAAGCTATCTATGAAGGAGGTAGTTCACACTGCTTTGTTTGTAAACATACAGTGATCAGTGAAGAGTATAGAGAAGAGTTACGCAAAGCTAACGGTAAACCAAAATTTACTAGAGTTAGAGCAAGTATTGGAAAGGACATAGAGGTAATGGAAGTTAAACCAAGTGGTAAACCTGCAATTGATTCTGAAGAAGCAGATCAAATTAAGGCTAATACCTCGACAAAAGCCAAAGGCTTCAGGTCTTTATCAGATGAAGTATGTAACCGCTTTGGTGTGCGACATGCTTATGATGAAGAGGATAATGTTGTAGAGCAATATTATCCCTGTACACAGGATGGTCAACTTGTGGGTTATAAAATCCGAGAAGTACCAAAGGATTTCAGGTCCAAAGGTAGGACTGGTGCAGACTGCGAATTGTTTATGCAGTTTAGATTTAATCGCGGTGGCAGATATGTAGTAATTACTGAAGGTGAAGTAGATGCTTTGTCTACTTATCAAATGCTTCAGGAATACAACAAATCTAAAGGCTGGGATTATGAAACCGCAGTAGTTAGCCCAACCACAGGAGCTAATTCTGAAAAGCAAATCGCTGCACAGTATCGTTTCTTTGATTCTTTTGAAAATATTATTATCTGCTATGACAATGATAAGGCTGGTCAGTCTGCCATTGAAAAAGTAGTTAAGGTTTTACCAAAAGGTAAAGTCAAGGTAATGAAACTGCGATATAAGGATGCAAACGAATATCTTGAGAACGACCAGACTAAGGCTTTTATTACAGATTTTTATGAAGCTAAGAGATATACACCTGTAGGGGTTGTAGGTTCTGGTGATCTATATGATCGCATTATCCAACAGTCTTCAATTCCAAAGGTTCCATTTCCACCCTTCATGAATAAGCTCAATGAAATGCTTGTGGGTGGTCTTCCTTTGGGTCACATTGTCAACGTAGCCGCTGGTACTGGTCTAGGTAAAACATCTTTCGTTAACGAAATGATTTACTACTGGATTTTTCATTCACCACATAAGATTGGTATTGTTTCTATGGAACTTGATTCTGGTCAGTATGGTGAAACCCTGCTGGGTAGGCATCTGAGTAGAAAGCTGTCACTGATTCAGGATGATGAAGTAAAGCAAAGATTGCTAATGTCCGACAACGTAAAAGAAAAAGCCAATGAGCTATTCTTTAACGAAGATGGTCAGCATCGTTTCTATCTACTGGATAATCGTGATGGCAGCGTAGAAGAGATTCAGGATACTATCGAAGAACTGGTAGTTTCTTGTGGTTGTAGGATTATTGTGCTCGATCCATTGCAGGACATACTAGATGGTTTGTCAATTGATGAACAAGCTGTATTTATGAAATGGTGCAAGGGTATCATCAAGAGTCATAATATTACTTTGATTTTTATTAATCACGTAAGGAAAGCTGCTGCTGGTTCTGGTAACTCTGCAAAAGGCGATGCTTTTACTGAAGAAGAAATTCAAGGTAGCTCAACTATCATCAAGTCTGCATCTGCAAACATTCTTCTGAGTAGGAACAAGTATGCTGATGATCCTATTGAACGTAACACTACAAAAGTTATTCTCAGTAAAAACAGGATTTGCGGTCTAACTGGTCCCGCTGGTGAAATTTTCTATGAGAATGACACCCATACTCTTTATGACAAAGAGTTCTATTTTAAAAACGTAACTGAAGCCCCTGTCCCTGAAGGATCAACAGTGTAAGTCCTAAGTTTCGGAATTTCAGTTATCAACCTCATGGAACACATCAGCAAGACGATATTTCTGTTAATCCGAAATATGCTGGTGTTCCTGAAGGACAAACAACTTGACAGAAAGCCGAGAGTGTGATAAGCTCTCGGCTTATTTGTTTGGAAAGGAAGATATGGATTGGATTTACGATATTGAGACTTATCCCAATGTATTCACGTTCAGCATTGTTCGTGAAGATGGTAAATTCTTAAATGCGTTCGAAGTTTCATTCCGTAAAAACGAAATTGATCGTGTGCTGAAATGCCTCGACTACATCAACAAGAGCAATGATCGCATGGTTGGATTCAACAATCTAGCCTTCGATTATCCTGTTCTGCACTATGTACTTACTTCAAGGAAAACCTTTGAGAAAAAGCAAGGCACTGAGATTGCCAAACTTACCTACGGCTTTGCAATGCAACAGATTGAAAGCATGAAGGGTGATCGCTTTGCTAAGGTGGTCAAGGATGAAGATACTTATTGCACTCAGCTTGACCTTTACAAGATTCATCACTTCGACAATAAGGCTAGGTCTACTAGCTTGAAAATGCTTGAGTTCAATATGAAGGCTGACAATATTGAAGACCTTCCTTTTGCTGTAGGCACAGAGCTTACAGAAGACGAAATCGATATTCTCATCAAATATAACAAGCATGACGTAATGCAGACCTACGAATTCTATAAGCATTCTGTAGGAGCTATTAAATTCAGGGAAGAACTGTCGGTTAAGTACGGTCGCAATTTCTTGAACCATAATGATACTAAAATCGGTAAAGACTATTTCATCATGGAACTAGAGAAAGCAATCCCTGGTTCATGTTATCGCGTTGACGAGCATGGTAGGAGGCACCTTAACCAGAGCAAGCGTGTACACATCGATATTCGTGACTGCCTGTTTAGTTACTATGACTTTCAACGTCCTGAGTTCATTGCAGTACTTGAGTGGTTTAAGAAGCAGCGCATCAAAGAAACTAAGGGTGTATTCTCGGATATCCCCGAGCATCGTCTTGGTGACGTTGCAAAGTATGCTGACATGCAGATTAAACGTGACAAGTTCAAAGGTAAGCCTTCTGATCTTGAAGTAAAGCAGTTTAAGGAGCAATACCCACTCGGCTGGGTTGAGATTGAAGAATTGAAATCTACTGAGTATCTATTCGATGAGAATGGAAATCATGTTACTGAATATAAGCTCAATGAAGATGGTTCGCCTGATCTGACTAAGAAGCCAAAGAAAGTAAGGGTTCCAAAGAAATCCTACTGGAAGTGCTGGAAAGAAGCCTCAAACCTAAACGTAGTAGTTGAAGGGTTCAGGTTCGACTTCGGTACTGGTGGCATTCACGGTAGCATTGAATCTAAGATTGCAAAGGAAACTAAGAAGTATCAGATTGTTGATGCTGACGTTAGTTCCATGTATCCAAATATTGCTATTGCAAATCGTGTTTATCCAGAGCATCTATCTGAAAAGTTCTGCGATATCTATGAGGATGTTTATATTCAACGTAAGAGCTTCCCCAAAGGTAGTTCTGAAAATGCAATGTTGAAGTTGGCTTTGAATGGTGTTTATGGTGATAGTAATAACCAGTACAGTCCCTTCTACGATCCTAAATACACAATGTCGATTACCATCAATGGTCAGCTATCTCTTTGCCTGTTAGCTGAAAAGTTTATGCAGATTGAAGGGCTTAAGCTGATTCAGGTGAATACTGACGGTGTAACTGTAGCTCTACCAAGGGATAAGCGTGAAGAGTACGATGCTGTCTGTAAAGCTTGGCAAAAGCAAGTAGGTCTAGAGCTTGAGTTTGCTGAATACAGTAAGATGATCATCAGGGATGTTAATAATTACATTGCGGTTTATACTAACGGTAAAGTCAAGCGTAAGGGTGCTTATCAGTATCAAGACCTTGGTTGGCACCAGAATCAAGGCGGTCTAGTTATCCCTATGGCAGCAGAAGCAGCAATGCTCAATGGTGTAGATATTCGTGAGTTTATTCAGAGCCATCTTGATTCTGGAAATATTTACGATTTCATGCTTCGCACTAAAGTACCTCGTAGTTCTAAGCTTGTGCTAGAATTTGAGGATGGAAGAGTAGAGCCGCAGCAAAACATTTGCAGGTACGTACCTTCTAAACAAGGTGGTAAGCTCATGAAGTTGATGCCAGCACTAGAAGGTAAAGAGTCTGAAGGTGAACGCAGGATCAGCATCGATTCAGCCTGGAATGTCAAGACTTGCAATGACATTAAGGACTTCGATCCTAAAGAAGTTGATCTTGACTACTATGTACAAGAAGCAGAGAAGCTAGTTATCGGAGGATGAAATGTTGTATAAATACGACAATGAATATAAAACTTTGCAGCAGTGGGATGATGATGGTACACTTAGGGCTTGCATGTCAATGCCAGAGGAAGATTTATGGAAACTTTCAATTCTTAACTTTAATGTAAACATCAATAAACTTCTTGACTTAAAAGAAAAACTTGATCTATAATTCAGTCAACGCGAGAGTGGTGGAACGGTATACACAGCAGACTTAAAATCTGCCGCTTAATTGCTTGCGGGTTCGAATCCCGCCTCTCGTACCAGAATGCCCCCTTAGCTCATGGATGGTTAGAGCAGCGGACTCATAATCCGTTGGTGCGTGGTTCGACTCCACGAGGGGGCACCATTAAAAGGTTTTAATATGAAACTTAATCTAGAACAAGTAAAGCAATTTATCGAAGCACAAAGTCCTCAGACCAAAATTCATATTGGTTGTGACTCTGAAAGATATCGAA